TTCATCACGTGACCGTTAGAACCAGCCAGAGGGCTGCAGGTCAAGGCGTCGGTTGCACGCGTTTGGTTTTCGTTAGACGTTTGCAGAGTCTTGTCAGCATGCGTCATGTTGCCGTCGTAGAAGCAGTAGTGAACCGGGTTACCTGCCAAGTCAGAGCTGATAATGTCCATAGCAATGTGAGGCAGAACACCAGACGCGTTATCTAAGAAACCACCCTTGCCGTCGGATTCTTCGCCCAACGCCTTTTCCAGAATGTCATAAGGTAAGTCGTTGAAGTTCGTCGCAACACTAGGCTGAGACTTACCAACAGCTTGGTCTTGTAATTGGTCGTTGCCCCAAATCTTGGTGATAGTGGGTGCAATACCCGTAATGTTTGCTTCACTCAGACCTTTTGCAACCCGGCCTCGTGCGTCAAAAATACCAGTTACAGAAAACCCGTCGTCCCCGGTAATAACTTGCAGGGTTTCGGGGTCAATTAAGGCCATACGTAGACCTTTAATACCAACAGTAGCCATTTAAAACACCTCTAAATAAATTTATTGTTTGCGACGTAAATTGTGGCAGTTGATTGACCCGTATCAGGGTCAATCGAGTGGGGGCGCACCGTCGTAATACGCCACCCGTCAAGCTCAAGCTGCTTCAACAGCGCAAGCTCAACCGCTGCTGTGTCTTGGTCAAAGTCCAAGGCGTAGAATATTTGAATTTCAATGCTGTATGAAACGGCATTGAATGTGTCATTACCCCAGTCTTGCAGTTCTGGCGTTGACTCAGTAACTAGTGCAATTGTGTCGTCGGTATTAGCACTGGCGTCCTCGGGTAATAAGCCCGTGTAAACGTCAGTAACCCACCCAACACTTTCAAGAATTTTGCTAACTTGGATACTGGGGAGTGTCATTTCTGATCGCCCCACTTTCTGCGGACAAGCTCTTGATACTTACCCGCCTCAGCTGCAATAACTTTGTCTTTAATTTCTACACGCGCATTGTCAACAAAATGGTCACCCTTGATATACTTGGTTCCATCGTTCAGAAAGCGTGCAATATACGCTTTGTCCGGGGTGAACCCTGCTGTGCTGACACCGGTTTTGTCGCCGTCAATATCAGTAGCTTGGTGGGTAACTTTATTAGCAAGGTGCGTGCTGTCTTGTCCCTTGATACGGGTACGATAGTGTTTCTGTTTCGTTACCCCTTTCAAGTGGTCGGCCAACACCTTTGCGCCAGCGTCAGTTACTTGTGACATTTCCGACGGTGATAGGTGGGTGGTGTTTTCTACGTTGTCTAGCCACGTCGTCAATGCTTTGTCTAGTTCCATAGCACCTAACCCCCTTTAATCGCGTCGGATTTTTCAAGCGTTACAAAGTCGAACGCTAGATAATTGTTAGTGTCGTCGTGGGAAATATTGACAATGCGGTACAGGTCTTTGGAACTATCCAGCTTTACTCGCAACTGGTCGTCTAGGTCGGGATTGCGTCGCACAGCAATGGTGCGGGTTTCGTCCATGCCGGCCTGACGAGCAGCAAACAGTTGATTCGTTGACCGGGTACGAAACTCGGCCCAGAGCGCAAACGACTCAACGAATGTCTTGAGGGGTGCCCCAGTGTTGGGGTTCGTGGTCTGCTTAACGGTTCCAAAGTGTGCGCGGTGGTTTAGTTGGTGTGGTCTAATCTTTACCATTAGCTGCACCCCACACTCGGCCGCGTAAATGATTAATCATCATGGAAAGACCTTTGTTCGTCCCTACGCCGGTAGACCGGTCATAGTAGTAACTCGAAACATAGGTCTTCACGGCACGATCAAAAAGCGGGTACTTTTCGTACTCTTCAACGGGGAGGTCATAATTGACCGCTGAGCGCACGTAATCAGTGCCCTCGGTGATTAGGGATTGCAAAATACCCTCTTCACCGTCAAGGTGCAGCTCTTCTTGCATTTCACTAACAGTTACGGCCAAATTGAACTACCCCCTTGATTACTTAGCTGGCGTTTCAGCAGCAGTCGAGGACTTGACCGGCGTGTTGGTCAGGAAGTAGCCGGCATTGGCGTCCGTAATTTCCACATCGTACCGCAAAGCACCCATAAGGTACTGGCCCCAAACCTTGTCGTCGGCCCAGCTCAAGGAAACCTGTTGCCGATCAAACATGGTGATAGCACGGGCCAAGTCACCAATAAAGGCTAATTGGTCGCCGGCCTTGCCGAGCAACGTGTCAGAGATACGAACAACCCGAACACCCAACAGAGTACCGGTACTTGGCGTGGTAACGTCTTGATGGAAAATGTACTGGCCGTTCTTGTCTTTCAGGGTATCAAGAGTGTTGTACAGAGATTGAGTTGCCACAATGGTTGGGTTGTAAGCAGGGTCGAGGGACACATTCAAAACGCCCTTAATGGTGTCAACAAGGTTGGTGTCGCTGGCTGCAACTGCGGTGAACGTTGGGAATACCTTAGAAATGTCGGCGTTGGTCGTGTTGATAGACTTTTCACCCATATTCTTGGCAACCATAGAAACGAGGTCAACCTGACTATCAGCAATAGCCTCAGCGGACAGAGGTAAAGCACCCCGACGAGTCAAAACCTTCCAGTCAACGTCGCGGAAATTAGGTTCTGCCAAAGCAGGGTTTTCTTTGAGTTCCTCAACCGTTGGAAAAGTGTCAGTTGCACGTTCCAGAACCGGATAAGTACCAGAGGCCGTGGTTACAGGCACAATATTGACGAATTGCTTTAAGTCGGCAACCGTCTTAACTTCACTCTCGGGGTCGTAAATAATTTCCTTGGGGATCAGTGGTTCTGCTTCCGTTGAGGTAACATGCAATGCTGCGACGTCTTTAACAGCACCCTTAGAATGCAGGAAGTCGTTTAAGGCGTGCTTTTCGGTGTCCATACGGTCTGGCGCAGCTTGCACAGCCTTGGCCCCGGGCTTGGTCGTGGCAGAGTTGTTGGCGATATGGTCAGCAACTTGCGCAGATTCTGCGGCGTCCCGTTGGGTCTTCAATTCGTCGAACCGGGCTTGTTCACTGTCCCGGTCTTGCTTTAACGTCGCCATGTTTTCGGCACTAAACTTGTCGTCCAGTAAGCCCGTGGTGATTTTGTCGTTGATGGCGGACAGCTTGTTTTGCGAGTCCGTCATTGCGTTTTTGATTGCTTCTAAATTCATTACTTTGCACCTCTCAGAATGTCTAGTTTTTGTTGCAGCACATTGCTGCGGGTTGGTTCCGTGGCCGCTGGCTTAGCAGCAGCCTTGTTAGCTGGCTTTTCAGCAGCAAGTAGGTTGCGGAACTTGGCAACCGCTGACTTGGCGGGAATAGACGAGGCAGAGGCAACGGCTTGCAGCGTGTCCGCTGAGTCGTCGTCAAACAGTACCTTGTCGGCAAACCCGTAGTCTTTGGCTTGGTCGGCCGTGAGCCAAGTTTCTTGGTTCATAAGGTCGAGCAGGTCAGCCTTAGCCATGCCGGTTTTAGCGACGTAAGCCGCGGCAATTGACTTGTTGATGTTGTCGAGAACACCGGCCTCGTGGTTCATTACCCGGGTGTCGCCTTGAACGGCCGAGCTGGCATTATGAATCATTAGCTGTGCCGTTGGGGGCATTGAAACGCTGTCGCCGGCCATAGCGATTACACTCGCAGCACTGGCCGCAATACCCGTGACCGTCACATTGACCTTACCTGCGTAACTCTTCAACTCGGTGTAGATGTCGCTTGCAGCGAACACGTCGCCACCGTAGGAACTAATGGAAACGTCAACGTCACCACCGCCGGCGTCTTCTAAGGCGTCGCTGACTGCGGCGGGGCTAATTGAGTCCATGCTGAACCAGTTATAAAAGGCAGCAGTGTCGTTATCTACAACGTCACCACGCAATTTGATTGTCATTTACTCTCACCCCCTTTCGTTGGGTCGTTTTGCATGTCAAAGTCTGGTGTGTCGGCCGGAATAAAACCGACAGCTTTAAGAATGTGAGTCGCTTGCACGCCCTCTAGCGCGTCGTTCTTGGCTAGGTCAGAAATGCTGCTTGCATACTGGCTATAGTCGGGGTCAATGGCGGGCTGCATGTCGAGGTCGATACCAACACCGAGCTTCATGGTCAGCTCTGAACTGATCGCGTAAATGTATTTATTCAGTGCTTGCGTGTAGGTCGAACGTACTTGGTCAATGTTGCTGTGAGCAGACTCGTTATTGAGGAAGTCTTGCGGAACCCCGAACGCCTTAGCAACTTGGTTTCGTGTGTAACTAACCGAGTTCAGCAGGTTGGCAATATTGCTGTCAATTTGAGGCGTTGAGTACGTGGCTGTGGCGTCCATAACCATGACCCGCCCGGCGTTGGCACCTGAGTTGGCTTTCTCAAACTCTTCACGAACGTTCTCTTTGGCCT